GTGCAAATGTTTACTTTCTTGATAGGGTAGAACGAGATTATTCAAACCTCGTTTCGGTTATGAGTTCAAACCTACTGAAATGTGATGATTTTTTAACCTACTACAACGATAACGAATGTGAGTTTGGTTTCAGTTTATCATACACAGGTTCTGCGACCGCTGTGGGCTACCAATTTGACGATATCTGTGCTGGGTATATGGTATCTGTATCAGTACAGGTTCCGATGTCGAGAAATGAATCTATGATCCCTGGATTATAATGGACAACTTAAATACATATGACGCTTTATTACGATATGGTGAGATCACTGTCGCGAGGATGGCAAAGGTTCTTAAAGACACTGAACACCTTAAGAACCAAATCGCTCCAGAGGTTAAGGTCAGTCCTGAAGGGAATATGCAACTTGTCATTAACATCCCTGATTGGGGCATCTTCGTGGATCAAGGACGAAGACCTTGGGGGATTGATGGAAGAGGAACTTCAAGGTCCTCTTGGAATAGGTTCCCACCACCGAGACCCATCGAACAATGGGCTAAATCGAAGGGATTACCACAATTTAGAGATAGCAAGGGACGATACATCTCACACGCTTCTCGTACGTTTCTCATCTCAAGAGCAATCGCAAGGGATGGTATAAAACCAAGACCTTTCAGGTATCTCGTTTCAGAGCACATCGCACAGTTGGATCATATGTTAGGTGAGGGAGCCGCTAAAGACATTGCGATTGCGTTAACTGAGAATTTCAACTCATTACCCAACGCTACTGCGAATATATAAGTTCCCTTCTTTTATATTAATTTAAAAAGATACTGAGTTATGGCGATAGCGATTACTTCACAGCCCGATTATTTACAACCAGTCAAAAGCGTACAAGAATTTACGTTATATGATTCTGCGAACTTCGCTGAAGCTGGATTTTATTACCAATTGGACGTTTCAATTGCGGGCGAAACGAGAACCCTTAAGACACTTAAAGATTCTACAAACAAATCAACCATAGATGTTCAGACAATTTTACAAGCTTTCTTTGAGAGTGAGTTTAGAACTTATGAAGATACATCTACTAATTTATGGATTTCATATCCTGATTTCATACAAGATTACCAAGTAAGAGCGTCTTCTGTTTGGACAACAAGTTCCTCAGTTGGTTCTTGGATAACCGCTAAAAAAGTCTTTAACGGTGTTGATCGTTACAACAACACTTGGGACGCAAGTCTTTATGAATTTAGGACAGATTCATCAGGGCTTTGGTTAACTTCAGATCACAGTGATAGAGACATACATTTAGAAGATAGATCATATCTTTTTGGAATATTTGGAGCAAACGGAAGTGTAGATTCTTCTTTCAATGGAATAACATTTGTTAGGTATCAAAATAATGGTGATACATCAACATACACTTGGCCTCAATCTATCGCATCAGCATCACCAATCCCATTTACGGTTCAAGTCGATCCAAGCATTATAAATTATAGAAATGGATCAGAATTTATAAGTGCTGATACAAACTACTTCACAGTAACAGAGTCTACTGGTCTCTCAGAGACGATAAGGTACAATCTGGTGACTGAAGATTCAAGATATGATAGGTACTATAGAATTCAGTACGTTGACAGCCTGGGTGCGACCTGTGCATTTAACTTCGATCTCGTTCCAGAGAACAACATAGGAATTTCTAAGACAACATACGTAAACGATAGAACTTTACGTACATTTGGTACTAAGGTTAACGATAACTATGTGGCAAGATGTAACTGGATTTGTGATGCAAAGTCTAAAGCGCTTAAGGATTTATGGCACACGCCGAAGGCAGGGTTGGTTAAAGAAACTTATGGAACTGAACCTGACCCAATCATCATAACCGAGACAAGTAAAGCGATTCTAAACAGACACAATGTGGGTCTTATAAACTACACCATCAACTTTACGATGGCTGACGAATATAGCGTACAAGAACAATAATATGAAGAATATTCAACTAAGAATAGGTGACGACCGATTGATTGTTGACACCAATGAGATTGGTACACAATCACTCAACTTTTCAATCAAAGATATTAAGAACTTTGGACAAAGGAATGCGTCTTTTACGAAGCCGATTTCAGTGTTACAAACAAAGAACACTGATGCGATTTTCAAGGCTTTGTTTAACATAAACACAAGTGGAGGTTATGATGCTAAAACGAAGGTCTATGCTGAACTCGTTGAGGATGGATTGATCATTATGAAGGGATCTCTTCAAGTTACTGACATAACTCTTGACACATACGAGGTGATTTTGTTTACGAACAACCTTTCTTTGTTTTCTGCGATAGGTGATAAATTGATCAAGGGAAACCAAGACCCTGCTGATGATATTTCTTGGGCTGGAACACCATATTCACACACTTGGTCTCGTGATTTTATGAGAACCTGGATGAACCTTGATCCATCACACAATGGTGAGGGTTATGTTTATGCTTTCACTGCATACGGACCAAACTTTAAGTGGCCTACATTTCAATTAAGTAACTACTGGTTAAATGCTTATGGGTTTGCTGATGATTACCCAATCTTACCTGCGATTGCTGCTAAACAGATTTTCGATAAGATCTTAGATGATAACGGGTACTCATACACGATGACCGCTGATATGTCTACGCTCTTTAGTGAGATGTATATCCCGTTCAACCAAGATTGGTTGGATTACACCGCTGATTCTTCTCTATATGCGAAATATTATTTGGGAAACCCTGATGCATACTCATACACCGATACAACCGTTCAGTTAACTCCGTGGGATTATACAGGAGGTTGGTTTTCAAGTGAGGTTCAACCCGTATATTCAGTAAAGGGATGGGTGTTTGAATCAACATATCTTTCTGCTCCAAACCAAGTTAGTGGCGGTTTTGATGATTTCTTTGATAAACCCTCAGACGCGAGTGCGGGAAGCACTGGATTTTTCGCTCCATTGGAAGGACAGAGGTTCCCTCTACCTCACGCTGGTACGTATACCATTGATGTTTCGATGTATCTCTATAACACTGATGCAGGAAGCGCTGGAGACACTGAATGGTCTATCACAACTTGGAACCCATTTGATGGTGGAAAGACCGAACAGGTTGCTGATACTGTTAACATCGCTGCTGCTACTGGTGGATACGTAAATGGACAAGTCACTATGACTGTAAACCAAAAATCTTGGTTTTACGTACATAGGAGTACAAGCTCTTCTTCTCTCATAAATCTCATATTTAGTCCCGGTTCATATGTTAGGATAAGTGAAGTGAACTCACTGATTGGTGAAGCTCCTACGTTCGATCTCAATAATATGTTACCTTTAAATTACAAACAAAAGGATTTAATAAACGATGTGTTCAAGATGTTCAACGCATTCGTTTCTGTAGATGAAGCGAATGAAAAGAAACTACACATAAAGACGTACACAAATTTTTATTCTGATGCTGAATACAAAGATTGGACGAACAAGATTTCACAACCAAAACACAAGATTTTAAAGAACACTTTTGCGAAGACAACCAACTTTAAATTCACTGATGATTCTGACATTTATACACAAGATTACAAGGCCAAATTCCCTGATGGAATATACACACACTACACTGAAAACGATTCTGATTTTGGTGTCGCTGATAACAACATTGTTCTTTCTGTCGCTCCTGGAACTTTAGCTGTCGTAAAAGATTCTGATATTCCTCCTGGATGGTCTGGACCATTGTTCAACCCTCCGTTGACTGGTGTTCCTGTCTTAACGATTTCTGATGATAAACAGATGAAGACTGCGTGGAAACCTCGTTTGTTGTTCACAAATACGATAGATATTTCTGCGTTCCCTTATGGATCTGATAGAGAAAACATAGCTGACCCATCGATCTATAAATTCACAACACTCTCACCAAGACGAGACGCGTCAATAGCGTCATCACTTAATGCTTTCTTAGGATGGGATTCTGAGAACACATACCTTAACATTCCGTTGGAGTCAAATGAGACCATTTACAACCGATA